CCATCTAGTGGAAGGCCTTTTCAAGCAGGAGATGGATATAGTAGCTATTCTGGTAATGGAATACATTATAAATATACAGCTTCATTTGCATATCCTTATTCTGGTTATCAGTTGTCTGTTTTAAGAGAACAACCAACTTTAGTATTAAATATCCCAAAAGATATAGCTTTACCTGATGGTGTAGGAAATAAAGGATATGCATTAATACCTGAAAATATAGATCCAGAAATTCTTAGCAATATAGAATATTATTTCGAAAAAGCAGGATTATTCTCAACAGATAAATCAACACAATTTAGGTTTGGTAAAGGAATGACATAATAATTAAACAAAATTACAATTTTTTAAAAAAATATATATTTATAATAAAACACAAAATTATGGGATACTTAGATAATAGCTCAATTACGGTAGATGCAATTTTAACAAAAAGAGGTCGTGAATTATTAGCACGTAATGATGGTTCTTTTAGAGTCACTCAATTTGCTTTAGGTGATGACGAAATAGATTATACTTTATTCAATGAAGACCACCCAAATGGATCTCAATATTCAGGGGAAGCAATTGAAAATATGCCTCTTTTAGAAGCATTTCCAGATGAAAATAATATTATGCTTCATAAATTAGTTACATTACCTAGAGGTACTTCTAAATTACCTGTTATAGTTCTTAATGTAGAAAAAGTAAAAATGACTCTTGGTTCTCAATTTACTTTAGAACCAAAAACAATGAACTTTAACAATAGTAATAATGTAACAGAACCTGGAGGTTATTTTATGACAATAGCAGATAGAAGATTATTAGCAGATTTCACAGGAACAGGTACAACTGAAGCTAGTTCGACTGTAAGACCTTACACATCTACAGCTGTTAGTGAAACAATTACAGGTACTACAGCTAATATGAGAGCTATTAATAGCACTACATTATTTGGTGCTAATAATAAATTACTAACTACTTTAACAGTTACAGGTAACGATACGGGAGCTAGTGTAGTTATACCAGTT